GAAGAACCTAAAAAGGTTAATATCACACCTCAAAGACAAGTTTATCAACCAAACGTACGTCCACAAACTGATGAAAAAGCAGAAGATTGGGCAGCCGGTAATAGTTGGTTTGGTAACGATTCAGCTATGACTTATACAGCGTTTGATATACATAAAACGCTCGTAGAAAAAGAAGGTTTTGATCCTAAATCTAAAGAATATTATGATGAAGTTGACTCAAGAATAAGACTTGAGTTTCCGCATAAATTTGATAAGGTAGAGGGCAATACTACAGAAAGAGCCAAACCGGTTCAGAATGTAGCTTCAGCTAAACGTTCAGCTTCAACAGGACGCAAAAATAAAACTGTGAGACTCACGCCATCACAGGTAGCAATTGCTAAAAGATTAGGTGTGCCACTAGAAGAATATGCGAAACAAGTTAACATCACGGAAGGAGTATAGGCATATGGAAAACGAAAAAATAAAAACTTCACGTGCGAGTCAAACTAGAGACAAAATAGAAGTCAAAAAAGTATGGACTCCACCCAACTCACTCGATGCACCACCAGCGCCCACTGGATACAGGCATCAATGGATACGAGCCGAGATACTCGGAACACAGGACACTAAAAATGTAGCGTCCTCTTTAAGAGAAGGATGGGAATTGGTGAGAGCCGATCAATATCCAGATACTCAATATCCAGAGATGACAGAAGGCAGATACGCTGGAGTTATTGGAGTGGGAGGCCTATTGCTGGCTAGGATACCCGAAGAGATTGCGCTTCAAATCGATGCTTATTATAAAAAGCAAAACGAGGCTAAAGAAGAAGCAGTAGAGAACAATCTTATGAAGGAACAGCACCCAAGTATGAAATTCAGTAATGAATCTAATACTCGTGTAACCTTCGGTGGTACAAAGAAATAGTCTTTTAACAATTTCTAGTTCCAACGAATTCATTAATCCGTATTTGGCTATGTAGCCAAATACATAAAAAAGGAAACAACAATGGCAGCAAACCAAACAGAAGGTTTTGGATTTAGACAAGCCCCTACAGTAGGATCAACTCCTGCTACAGGCGGTCAGGCTGAATACAAAATCAAATCAGGTTTAGGTGTTGGGATTTTTCAAAACAATCCTGTTTCACATCAGCATACGGCAGGTGACGATGGGTATCTACAAGATACTACAGCGGGCACTATGGACGATGGTATTACTGGTGGAGCAGGTTGGTCAACTGGAACATCTAACATCCAACCTATCATAGGTGTTTTCAACGGAGCATTTTACATAAACGCTTCTACGAAAAAACCTACTTTCGCAAACCACATCTTGGCTAGTACTACGTTCGCAAAGGACTACAATACTGGATCAGATGACGGAATCGGTTTAGTTAACGACAACCCTATGCAAGAATATACTTGCAAAGCGGATGCAGCGGTAACTCAAGCAAACCTTCTTAACACTTTTAATCCAAACGATGGAGCTACAACTGGAACTCAATACGAGGGACAGTCTACAGTAAAATTAGATATTACTGGAACAGCAGCTACTTCAATGTTTAGAATTGTAAGAACGGCAAACGATCCGGCAAACAATGATGCATCAGTGCTTAATTCGAACCAAATAGTTCAAATTTCGCCAGCAGCATCTATTTCTAACTAATAGGAGCATATAGATATGGCAATATCAAGAGCACAACTAGTTAAAGAACTAGAGCCAGGTTTGAATGCACTATTCGGCTTGGAATACAAACAATACGGCGAGCAGTGGACAGATATTTTTGACACTGAATCATCAGACAGAGCTTTCGAAGAGGAAGTGATGTTAGCTGGTTTCGCAAACGCAGCAGTTAAAGCTGAAGGCCAAGGCGTTCAGTTCGACCAAGCGCAAGAAACTTTTACAGCTCGTTACACTAACGAAACGATTGCATTAGCATTCGCTATCACAGAAGAAGCTATCGAAGATAACTTGTATGACAGACTTGCGTCTAGATATACAAAAGCTTTAGCAAGATCTATGGCGTCTACTAAAAATATCAAAGGTGCAGCGGTACTTAACAATGCATTTGACAGTAACTTTGCT